AGACATGGGATACGACTGGATGGCTGAAGAATGCCTTGAGATTGCTGATGACGCTACCAATGACTGGATGGAAGTATATGATGAAGAGGGCAACGTCAGTTACAAGCTTAATGGTGAACATGTTCAGCGCAGTAAGCTTCGCATTGAGACACGCCTAAAACTATTGGCTAAGTTCAATCCTAAGAAGTACAGCGATAAGATCGTGCAGCCTGATGAGATCAGCCCTATGGCGATACAGATCAATCTAGGCGTATTCAAAGATGTGATTGAATCTATTAAGCAGCAACGTCAAGTCGAAACAATAGAGAACAAATGAGTAGTATTGCTACAGAGATACTCAATGATGAGCCATACATCAGTAAAGAGTTTTCCAAGATAGACTATTACTCACAGATTGTTGCTACTTGGCAATTGAAATGGGTAAAGGAAGCGCATCAACATCAATTCGAGCCTGATGGTGATTGGTGGAACATCTGGCTTATGCTTGCAGGCCGTGGCGCAGGTAAGACGAGAGCTGCAGCAGAAACGCTAGGCAAATGGGCAACAGAAGAAGCTGGCACACGTTGGCTAGTATCAGCTCCAACATCTGGTGACTTAAAGGGCACATGCTTTGAAGGTGACTCTGGCCTGCTCAAGGTCATTCCAAAAGAGCTCATCGTTAAGTACAACTCATCACTGCATGAGATACACCTGATCAATGGCTCATTCATCAAAGGCATCCCAGCATCAGAACCTGAACGGTTTCGTGGCCCTCAATTCCACGGTGGCTGGCTAGACGAGTTGGCAGCATGGGATTACCTACAAGACTCATGGGACATGATTCAGTTTGGTATTCGTCTAGGTAAGAGAACGAAGCTCATATGCTCAACAACACCAAAGCCAAAGGATGTCATCCTTGACCTTATTGATAGGGAAAGCGATGACGTAGTAGTCACAAGAGCATCCACATATAGCAACATCAAGAACCTTGCACCATCATTCCAGAAGCAGATCCTACAGTACGAAGGCACTAAGCTAGGCCAACAAGAGATCCATGCGGAGCTCATTGATCCTGAGAGCGGTGGTATCGTTAAGCGTGAGTGGTTCAGACTCTGGCCTGATGGCAGACCATTCCCCAAGCTGGAGTTCATCGTGCAGTCCTATGACTGCGCCACCAGCGACAAGACCATCAACGATCCTACTGGCTGCATCACGCTAGGCGTATTCAAGCCTATGGATGGCGGCATGTCAGTGATGATACTTGACTGTTGGCAAGAACATCTTCAGTATCCTGATCTAAGACCAAAGGTGATCGAAGAGTACGAAGCAGTGTATGGCGAAGGTAAAGATCGTAAGCTGGTGGACTTGTTACTAGTCGAAGACAAATCAGCAGGCATCTCACTCATACAAGACTTACAACGTGCACATCTACCCGTGATAGCATACAACCCAGGGCGAGCAGACAAGATCCAACGCCTATCGATTGTGGCTAACATCATCCGAGCAGGACGTGTATGGGTACCAGAATCAGGCAAGCGTAAAGGATTCGTAAGGGATTGGGCAGAAGGAATGGTCAGTCAAATCTGTAGCTTCCCTGAAGGCACAGCACACGATGAGTTCGTAGACTGCATCAGCCAAGGCTTAAGGTATTTGCGTGACGCTGGATGGATTAGTATTGATGCTCCACCACGGGAAGAGATTGAATTAGAAGACATTTTAGATGCAGAGATCTACAACAGCAGAAGTAGGGAAAACCCCTACTCAATGTAGGGAATACTAGTCGGACTAGTATTTTGGAGGTTTGATGAATGACACGAAAGACATGTTTGAAGACCAACCTGACGTTAGTTTACGACGGGTCTATTGCATCGACGGTGTCAGAACGACGCTCAGTGACAACCACTTCACAGTTTGTGTCGACCCTAAATCGGAAATATGGGAACAAGCTGTCGTTCAAAAGCTCAGGGAGTGGTGTAGATGGCGTAAGAAGCAAATCGAGCTGCGAGACCTTGGGAATGTGCCAGACTGATGGTCGTTGCAGAGATTGCCAGATGAAGGGATAATTGCGTTATGGACAAACCACATAATCACGGATCAAGCGTAAACCCTGAAGAGCTTCATGAGCTTCAGGAATATATCCTTAACTCTAAGGGTAAGTATGGCATGCAACGATTAGAGCGTGCAGCCGATGAAATCCCTGATTTATTCCATCATTACAGTCCAAAAGCATTAAGACGTGTATTCACTGGTGATAATGCATCAGCAGTAGCTACAATTAATCCAGCTGACTTTGAGAAGTATGCCAGCGCAATTCGCCCACAAGACGCATCACAAAGAATTTATTGGGGTGATAGACCTGAGCCACGCTACGAAGATTTGCTTAAGCATGCCAAATTAACTAGTAAGCAATACTCAAGCATGTCACCTGACGTACAAAGCCACATATTGAATCAATACAAAAATACTCTTCCAGAAAAAGAAATGAATCACGAAGAATACATCAAGCATTTAGCTAATACTAAACAATTCCGTGATGTGCCTTGGTGGCAATTAAACAAAGAACACGTTAGAACTCCAGAGATCCCAAACATAGAAGGCCATGAAGGCCGTCATCGCAACAGAGCATTGGCAAGCAAAGGCGTTAAAAAGGCACTTGTTCATGTAATGCCAACAGGCACATTAAGAGAGTGGTTGCCAAGAGGCAGCCAAGAAGAATATCTTGATGCAATGCGTCATGAATTATCATTGACTGGCAATTTGGTTCAACCTGAGCATAGACCATTCGTAAAGGATGAAGGTGAAAGACGTTCACCTATCCTATTGCCTGACATGTATGCCAAAGGCGGTGATGTTGAGCACATGAAGCATGAGCTGCGTGAGAAGAATAAAGCTAAGTACTTAAAGAACAGTAAGGAAAAAGGCGTTTTTTATCATGGCACCGCTCATAACTTTGATTCTGGCGACTGGGATCCATCTTATGAAGGCATTACAAAGTTTGATCCAGCTAAACATAGCAGACGTGGTGCAACATTTGTATCGCCAAATAAAGAGTTTGCTAACTTCTATGCCAAAGAATACCCTGCAGCCAAAAGCGCAGGAAAATTATCTGGCACAATGTATCCTCTCCATGTACAAGCAAAAAATCCTTGGGACTATGAAAACCCAGGGCATGTACAAGCCGTATTAGATATTCTTAATGAAGGTAAAGATGGAGGATATACTCCACATTATTTAGCACCTAAAGGCAAAGCTACTGCTCAGAATTGGGAAGCAGTTGAGCATCCAGATACTCAAAAAGCTATTAAAAAATTAGGTCATGATAGTTTTTACGTTCATGAGCTTGGTATTAAAAATCTTGGTTTATATCATCCTCATCAACTTAAATCTGCTATTGGTAATCGTGGCACATATGATCCAAACGATCCTGACATTACCAAAGCAGACGGTGGTGATGTAAGATCCAATTTCAAGAAGCAAATAGACCAGATGCGTGCAGAATCAGAGATGCGTCAGAAGCTTCAGAACCAATACACTAAAGAACACGCACATCTAGTGCATGACCAATGGCCTACTATGCAAGAGTGGCTGAATAAACGACAAGGGAACTAAATGGATACCCCATCAATAGCACAAATGCGATTAAAGCTAAACGAGCGTGCCAATCCTGATCTTATGGATAACATAGGCGTAAATGAAGCTTTGGACATGAATCCAAAAGTGTTCATGAACCCAAATCCAAACAGCCCAGGCATTCCAGACATAGGCGGTGTAAAAACTAATAGTGGTCTTCCTATTGGTGGCGTAGACGTAGACCCATTAACAGCAGGTCAACAATTGATGCCACAACAAGGTGGCTTGCCTCAACAGCAACAGCCTGAACAACAACAACCTGCACCTAATGCACCACAAGGCCAAACGCCTCCAATGGGCAACATGTTAAACATGACACGCCAAGGTCAGGCATTGAACGCTATGGCACCACCAGCACAATTTGCAGCAATGGCTAAAGGCGGTAAGGTAGAAGAGAAAGAATCAACACGTCTTACTATTCCTGCTGAAGGTCATGGTGGCGTTAAGAGCATTACAGTGCCACGTCACATGTGGGAAGGCAAAGTCTATGCTGGCAGCGGTAAGAAAGCTGGTCAAAAAGTAGAAGGTATGAAAGACATCAATGCCGCCAGAGCAGAAGTATATGGCGCAGAGAATCGTGACCCATTAACGATTGGTCAAGTTGGTAAGCTTCATAAGAATGTATTGGATGAACACTTTGCATTGCCAATTGAAGATCAAGTTGCTGCAGAGAAGGAAGCTCTAGCACGCCTCCGTAAAGCAAAACATTTAGGTTCTGGGGCTAATACCTTAGACGAAAGCGAAAAGCTTGATACGGTGCGTCACGAGCGTGATCCTGAAGGCCGTGCTTATGTTGGCTATGCATCAAAAGGCGTTGCAGGTCACTCACTCTATACATCAGGTCATGGCGAGAATCAAAAGCATCATGTAATCAATACATGCCCAGGGCAAACAATAGGCTGTGGTGGTGGTATTGATGAGAATGGTAACGTAGACACTAGCAAAGGCACATGCTTTGCACCAAATGCAGAATCACAATACGTTAATGCTGCGGTAAGACGTGCGACGCATGAGCAAGCTAAACACGATCCTGCAATGACTAAAGACTGGATCTTGGCTCACACTAATTCATTGCGTGATGCATCTAACGCAGCAGACAAGAAAAACTTAGTTACTTTATTCCGTCCTAACGTAGTAGATGAGACAGACGTATCATCACGTCACGTTATCAAAGGATTGAACAAGCAACGTAAAGAAGAAGGCAAGCCAATGATTGTGGCTAACTCATATGGTAAGACCAATGAGCTGCACGATCCTGAGAATGGTTACATTGTGACGCATTCTAATGTTGGCCCTAAGACAAAGCATGGCGCATCAATCGCAGAAAACATTTCTCGTGACAAACAACGTATTCGTTCTACTATTCAAGCAGCTGATGCAGCGGGTAAAGACTTTAGAAATGAAGAAGGGCATAAGACCCCACCTAAGAACTCTTACATGGTGACAGACGTTAAGCGTGACTCACCACTTGATAAGAAGATGCAGCAAGCAATCAAGTACGCTAAGTATTGGTCAGCACCACGTCCAGTGGAAAGTTTGAATGAGATGGAAAAGGATGAAGGCACAGAAGGTCATTACAATGGTAATGGCAAGCCAACGACTCCTGATAAGTCGCACTATGGACATTTAGTCATTAATGACAGAAGATATGACTATCAAAAGCAACACATCTTGCATCCACGTTTAGTTCAAGTAGGTCATAATGAAGATGGTACTCCTCATATGATTCCAACTGATTCTAGATTTAAAGATGAAGAGTTCTTGCCTAAGAATCGTTTTAAAACTAAGAATGGTAAATTGGCTGGTGCTATCTTGATGACAACGCCAACGCACTCAACAAGTAATCATTTACATCATTCATCATTTACACATCATGTGAATGAAAATCACATTGCATATGCTGGTCATAACAATGGTGAATATGAAATTGATCCACCACTTCAACAGGAGATGAGTATGGGTAAAGAATATATCCCACCAAAACCAGTTGTAATTAAGAAGGCTGCAGGCGGTCATATCCATAGCGATCCAATGACAGAAGACTACATGGCATTCCCAGAGCAAAACTTTATGGGTCAGATGCACAATGCACAAAAGGTTGGCATTGAAAGCATTCATGATCTACCACACGAACTCGTTCACAAAAGGTTAAGAAATGGTTGATGATATCAATATAGATGAGCAGGAAGACGGTTCTGCTTTTGTAGACATGCCTCAAGATGATGATGGTATTCTGCCTGACGGATCGGCAATCATTGATCTTAATGAAGATGGCCCTGAGTTTAACCCTGAGTTCTATGACAACTTAGCAGATTCAATTGATCAAGGCGTACTTGGTGATTTATCTTTCCGTTACTTAGATTTACTTGAGAACGATAAAGAAGCACGTTCACTGCGTGATAAGCAATACGAAGAAGGCATCAAGCGTACAGGCATGGGTAATGATGCCCCAGGTGGTGCTACGTTTATGGGTGCATCAAAAGTAGTGCATCCTGCAATGGCAGAAGGCTGTGTAGACTTTGCAGCCCGTGCTATCAAAGAATTGTTTCCACCAGATGGCCCAGTGAAATCTAAAATCGTTGGTAAGCAAGATGATATTAAGTCAGCGATTGCTGAACGTAAGACAGATTTCTTGAACTGGCAAATCACAGAACAGATTGAAGAGTTCCGTGATGAGCAAGAGCAATTGTTGACTCAGTTGCCTTTGGGTGGCTCACAGTACATGAAGATTTGGTTTGACGAAGAGAAGAAGCGTCCTTCAGTAGAGTTCTTGCCTATTGATCGTGTGATTCTTCCATTTGCTGCCACTAACTTCTATACGGCTCAACGTGCAGCTGAAGTACATGAGATTACACAGTTTGAATTTGAGCGTCGCATCAATTCTGGCATGTATCGCAATATTGATTATGTACAAGCCACAGCAACAATCGATGAAGGCAAAGTATCAAAAGCCAACAATAAGATTGAAGGCAAGACTTCTCAAGACAATAAAGATGGCATTCGTACTGTTTACCATATTTACACATGGCTTGAGCTTGAAGATGATCGTGAAACAAAAGGTAAGAATGCTCCATACATCTTAATGATTGATGTATTGGACAATGAAGTAATTGGCTTGTACCGCAACTGGGAAGAGTCAGACAAGACCATGACTAAGTTGGATTGGGTTGTGGAATTCAAATTCATTCCTTGGAGAGGTGCATATGCAATTGGTCTACCACATCTTATCGGTGGTCTTAGTGCCGCTCTTACGGGTAGTCTCCGTGCTCTTCTTGATAGTGCTCATATCAATAATGCTGCCACTATGCTTAAGCTTAAAGGTGCGAAGATCAGTGGTCAAAGCCAGCAGGTCGACGTTACGCAAATCGTAGAGATTGAAGGAGCCCCAGGCGTTCAAGACATCCGTCAAATTGCAATGCCAATGCCATTCAATCCACCTTCAGCAGTGCTTTTTGAGCTTCTAGGCTTCTTAGATAAAGCAACTAAGAGCGTAGTAACAACTGCAGAAGAAAAGATCGCTGATGTGACGGCACAGGCTCCTGTGGGCACAACACAAGCATTGATTGAGCAAGGTTCACAAGTTTACTCATCAATCCATGCTCGTTTGCATGCATCACAAGCTCGTGTGTTGAAAATTATCTGTCGTTTAAATCGTTGGTATTTTGACGATATGCAAAAGTCAGACGTTGTATCTGACCTTGAAATTACTCGTGAAGACTTCTCTAAGAATACAGACGTTGAACCAGTATCTGATCCTCACATTTTCAGTGAAACACAACGCATGGCACAAAACCAAGCGGTGTTGTCATTGGCTAAGGATTACCCACAACAGTTCGATTTAAGCAAAGTGATTGCTCGTGTTCTTAAACAAATGAAAGTGCCAAACATCAATGACATCATGACTGAAGTGCCAGCTCCTGAGCAACGTACATCAGCAGATGAAAATGCTGCAATGCTTATTGGTCAGGTAGCTTATGCTTATGTACAGCAAGATCATATTGCTCATATCCAAGATCACTTGCAATTTGCGATGAATCCATTCTTTGGACAATCACAATTTGCTGATCCTGCTTACTTGAACAATTTAATTGAACACATTAAACAGCACATGACGTTGTGGTATGTGAATCGTTCTAATGGATACGTTGAAGATGCTACAGGTAAACCTGTGGATGACTACGAAGATCCTAACTACACGCCAGAGATTGATAAGGTTTATACCACTATTGGTGCACATGTAATGATGGATTCTAACCAAGTGTTTAGTCAGTTTGCTCCATCGTTCCAAAAACTTATCCAAATGGCTCAAGCTAAGAACGTACCACCACCATTACCACCAGATGCACAAGTGGTTAAGGATACAAGCATGGCTGAGACACAACGTAAGGCTGCAAAAGACGCTCAGGATGCTGCTGAGGCTGCTGCTAAG